TGTTTGAATAAAGTTTTTAGTTGTTCTTCAACTCGAATAAGAATTGCGTAATTATTTTCAACGTTGACTAATCGAGTATTTACTTTTCCATTTCTTTATTTTGATAAATATTATCTTGTTCAATCTTGGTGATTCTACGTTCATTGTCTTTAGATTTGTTGAATATTGTAAAAGCAAATACTAATAATGGTATCGCAACTTTTACTATCCAATTTAAAATAGCATCTTCCAGTTAGACCACCTCCACAGGTTTGACTTCTTCTGTATATTGAGCTCTTAATTGCAACAGTTCCTGTTCTTTTTCTTTAATGGCTATTTCAAGTTCCGAAGCATTATTTTCAAGTACTTCGCCTTCTCTAACTTTAAGTTTCGGAAGAAAACCTTCATTATCGATATAAAGTTTTTCAAATTGCTCGGGAATATGACTATCTACAATGAAAGTTAAACCGAGATCAGTTCTGACCGCTTCTCCGGACTCGAACGTTTCAAAAGTACCATCACTCTTGATAGATTTATATGAAATAAACATCGTTGTTCTCCCAGGAACTTTTACAGGAGCACCGTCTATCATTTCATATAAAGCATCGTAATTATTTAACATCTAACCACTCCTATTCATCTAAAGCCATTTTTGTGAACCGTACACCAAACTGACTATTTGCCGTACCCTGTGCATTACCTTTTATTTTGATATAGAATTTTCTTTCTTTTTTAGTCGGTGGTCCGAGATCTATTTTGAAACTACCATATGGTTCTGCAGCGTTATAAACAAATCCTTTCATCACTGGTTCAAATGGTGTAACTCCTGCTGTTACTGAAAACTCTTCTACTCTTACAAACATTCCCGCACCATTGTTTACTTTCACATAGTAGTCAATGAGCAAGTAACGACCTGTGTGTTTAAAGCGATAAGCATTTTGAGTGTAGAAATCACCGACTTCATCATAGATACCCTTTGTGGAAACATAGAAAGGACCTTCTTGCCATATCCTATTTACTCCACTGGCATTCTGTGAAATAAATGGAGGATCATACGGATATATAGCATATTCACTTTGTAGTAAACCATTCGATAAAGAAGTAACACCATCTGGTCTAAATACTGTCAGACCTCCACCACCAATCGTGATTTGACCTGGAACAATTTCTACAAATTTTTCAGGGTTATTTGGATCTATCGCACTGAATTTATCACCGGAAATACTAAATGCACCTGTAGTTCCTTCTATAGTAATTAGTTTTGTATTTAAAGTTCCTGATGTAATGTAATCAGCGACTATTCCTTCACCTGTAATGGCATTTCTGAATGTTTTACCACCATCATTACTAATACCAATACCTCCACTATTGAACACTACAACTTCATTTGAATTATTTTTATTAACAGCAATAATTCCGTTTGCTTCTGTAAACTTTAATTCAGTACGTACATTTAGCAGCAATTGAGTTGCAACTTGAATTGCACTATCTAACATATCAGACGAAATTTTGGCTTTATTATTTTGAAGATCCTGAATAAATTGTGCTGCAAAATTAATGTTTGATGCATGTCTTTTACGTAAAGGCTCATCACCAAAAGTGACATTTTGTTTAAGTACTGTACCTTTATTAGTTCTATCTGTGGTTATACCAATTAATCTGACTACCGTTTCATATTTAATATTTGTAGCTTTAAATGTTATCTCATCTGCTATACGCGGTTTAGCTTCCGGATAATCAATTAACGTTAAGAAATCATTAGTTAGTGTGATTTTTAGTGAGTTATTAACCAGGTCTTCACACATCTGTTTGAGTTGACCACGAATTACATCTGCATTTGGTGATGTGTCATCGTTATTAATTAACTTTATTGGCGGTGCTTCTTTGCGTCCTATCATTGCAACATTTGCTAATGGGTGAGTATAAACATAACTTACACCTGCATCTTGCAGTGGCTCACCTTCGTTAATGTCACCATATGCTCTGACATAAGTGAAAAAGTTTGTTCCATCCTCTTCCATACTTACATTCTTCGCATTAATATTATCATGAAGAATATATTCAGGTTTACGTACGACATACTTATATATCTCCACTGTATTGCCCACAATAACAAATTCCATCTGCCATAATTCTATAGCTGTATTGAATATCTCTAATACCGATTGGCCATCTCCATAAGATTCCATGAATATATTAGTATCGTATGGATCTACAATCCTATAATTAAGGTCTACACCAGAAAAAATTGTTCTCATAACTTCAGCAAGTGAAAACTCACCTTCATGATAGTTGTAATATCGCTTAGTATTTAGGAGTTCAATTCCATAGAGTACACATTTCAGTTCGATGTTTGGTTTCTTTCCTATCGTTTTTCGAGTAATGTATTTTACGACATATTCTGTTTCATCGTCATACCCTTTAACACCTTTTATTCTCCAGTTTGCTCCAAGCTGATCAATGAACTTACTGTTTAATTCGGTGTAAGGTATTTTGACCGTTAACTTATCATCACTTGAAAGTTGTTCTTCAAGTGTTGTCGTACCTTCAACAGGATAATGCACACCATTCAAATCTATAACTTTTAGCATGTATGCACCTCTCTAAATCAAAATAAAAAGAAGCAATTCAATTAGAATCACTTCTTTTTATTAGATAATTTTTTGAATGTAAATTATTTAAATTTTTAATCATATCTTCATTAATTTTGATGTTCAAATTAGAATCTATATAATTATTTTTTGGAATTTCTATTGAATGATTAAAATTATAAGCTTTCATTAGATTATCAATATCAATGACGGCACTGCTTTGATTAATATCGTTAATTTTCTTTTTTGCTTCTGCCACATTCTTAGATAATTCTTGCAAATCATCATTCGATGATTCTTCGTTTATCTTATCCGGCAATTTATTTATTAACTCTGTAAGCTCGATTATTTGTTCTCTAGAATTTTCTTTAATCAATTTCTCAAGTGACCCAATATATTCTTCGTTTAATTGCTTATTCATCTCGAGAACTTCTCTTAATTCTTTAGCACTATTTGTTATATCTACGACCTGTTGCTTTTGCCCCGCAACATCTATCAGAGTTATTAAAATAGCAATCACCGATAGCACTATAGAAAGCGCTGTTCCGGAAAACCCTAAAAATAACCATGCATCTTCTTTTGTGAAACATATAAAAGAAATTATCATTATTACTAATGCAGATAATGCCATAAATGAATATTTCCATCTTAAATTACTTTTAAAGTTCTTTTGTTCAACCTTATCCATAAAAATCCCCCTATCATTTTAATTTAAATATACTCTATTGTCCGTAAAATGATAAGGAGAAAATTGATTAAGATGACCATGTAGCTGTTGAAGTAGCTCCTTTATTCAACCAGATTTTATATGTCGTAGTTGAGTTTTTACCTCCGTTGGCTCTGTGGAAGAGTCCTTTTGTTGCGTCTGCTGCACCATACGTCACGCCGTTGAAGTCGTAACCGTATTTTCCAGCTGAGTCAGTCGTGAATGTAATATCAACGACTTTAGGGTTTGGCCAGATATAATCTCCACCAAACATAGTTACAAGGTCAGAAGCGTTGGCGATTGTATCACTTGCCTTAACTCTGATTGTGTACTGAGTATTAGGATCTAATGTAAAGAAGCCATATTTCGCAGTACCTGCTGTCGCATTAATCGTCACAGTGTCGCCTGAGCCTGTCATGTTCAAGGTTTGAGCCTCGTTGTTACTGATTGTGTAGACAGGACTCATAGCGTACTTACTACCTGAGCCTCCCAGTTGCGTGATAGTCTTATTAGTAAAGTCAAAAGCTGTAGTCGGCCATAAGTTAGCACCTGTACCCGTCTGAGCAGTTTGAATTGTAACCGTCGTTCCTGCTGAGATGTTACCCGCAGCGTCCTTAGCCTTGACCGTGATAGTCTGACCTGCTGTAAGGTTGCTAGCTACAATCGTATAAGCGCCCGAGCTGTTAGCAGTCGTTTGACCTGTAAAGCCTCCAGTAAATAACACAGTGCTGTTAGCCTCAGCCGTACCAGTGATAGTCGTACTGTTGTTATATACAGGGTTGACAGTCGGAGCGTTAGGCGCTGTTGTGTCAGATGGTGGTGTTTGAGTAGTTCCATTCGATAAGATATATTCCATCACACGAGTATATGCGTAGACATCAATATTCTCTGATGAAATTGTGGCCACCTTATATTTCTTAGTGTTTGATGCCCAATCAAATAAACCTTTCAGCTTAAGCGTGTCAAAGTCAGACTGACTGTCACCGTTACCTAAGTCTAAAGTGATTGAAGTTGACTTCTTATTAATTAGCACCATGTCCTCTATTGAAGCGTTCCACATAAACAGCTTACTGATAGGAGCATTAGGTGTAATAGTAAGAATAACATTTTCAAATATGAAACGTCGAATTGTACGTAAAGTGAACTTAACATCTGTCATCATGACATCTTTAAACGTGATATTATGTGAGCCATACTCACCACTAGATACATCATTCACAGTAGTCACGCCGTCTGTATTAACCCAAGGCTCTACACCTTTCCACTGACCACCTAGAACCTCTGACCAAACATTGGCAGGTTGACCCTGTATAACTCCTGTCGTCTCATTTACATAAGTTGCTGCATAGAACAACACTCTAGATAAAGCGCCGTCAGATAAGTATCCGTCGACATCACAATCAACAAACTTAACATTTTGAGCTGATAACAGAATAAGCATGTGGTCAACAGTTGCGTCCTTCGGTGGTCTGATGACACACTTGTTAAATTCAACGTTACGAGTAAGAAGCGTAGAAGTACAAGCAACCTGTGAACCTACGTTATATCTGATGCGTCCGTTGTTTAATGTAACTGATCCGTTCCATAAATCAGTCTTATAGCTCGTTGTCGTGTTGTTATCAGTAGCGACAGGACTATGGTGAGGTTCAATATCAATTCCAGCTGTAGGACTGAAACCTATATAATGGCCATCGCTGTTCTGATTAGTACCTGATGACTCAGCTATAAAATTGTTCACCTGTACACCATGAAGCCCTAGACCACTGATACCTAATCGGCCACAACCAGTAGCTGTAGCGTTATTGATAATAACATTGTGTGATTGCGTAACAACTAATGAAGCGTCATAAGTGAAGCCAATAGCGATACCGTCAACAATCTGATTTATAGATTTGATGTTATTAAAAATACCATTCTTTATACCGCTTAAAATAACACCATGTCCGCGACCTTCAGCAAGAGGTTTGCCATCAGACCATTTAGGGTTTTCGCCTTTTTTAGAGGTAAAACCTGCAGCAAATTTAAGCTTGTAGTTCTCACCATCTACTAATAGATCATCAACCTTTAAACCATCACACTCACTAAAATTGAATAACGTGATAGGTTCTTCTTTTGCATAGTGCCAAGTACCATCAGCACCAGTGAAGGCTTTAGTTTTTGTAAATCCGTTTAAAGGCATATTAATGAACTTAACCCCGTGAGTAATCAGTGCAAGGTTCTTTGCTTTCCACAACAGGTGCTCAGGACTTCCAGCAGCATATGAACCATCTATATTTGATATAGTTACGTACTGATTAACACGGTATACAGCAGGCTGACCGTTGTATAGAGCATCCCACTCAACAGTCTGACCAGGGTTAGCATTAACGAAAGCAACTAAGTCTTTAAAGGCTTGATAGTTGTCAGTCGTTCCGTCACCAACAAAGCCAAAACGCTTGTTTGCATTGATGATTGAAGATGTGCCGCCTGTACTCGTCCCTCCAGTTGAACCGAGTGGAGCGTATAAGTTGTCTGCTTGTGTCTTAGTAAGCTTGCCGTTTAACTCAGTCTGTAAGCCTGACACATCTGCAATAGCGTGGGTATGTGTCCCGCTCGCTTTACTGTTCCAGGCTGTACGTTCAGCAGCAGTAATATGTTTAATGTTATCTGCTGTATGCGTATTAAAATCTGGTAGTTTCGCATACGTTAAATCGTGATTGTGGTCGGATAGAGCGTAATTATTTGGGTCAACTTCTTTAAGCTCGATGCCTGAATAAAAAACACCATCACTTGTTGTGTAATTTGTTAAGAATAAGATTTTAATAAACGCTGTACCATTCCTAAAAACTCTATCATCACTAAGGTTACCGATACCATTTATTTTAGTGCTATATTGTGACCATGTTTTAGGAATTATGTTTCCTGCAAAAACTGAATAATTATAACCACTTCCATTACCTGTCCTACTTACAGTATGTCCAATAGGAAAACTGCCATCTTCTGTAGATTTATTGGTTATTTGCCATGGAGTGTTTAATGTAATTGTTTTATTGACAGTATCTATATTTTTAATATTGACCTGTGAGTATCTTGAATACGTTTTGTCTGGATAAACATTTCCACCACTATTTGAGTAACCCCACAAGATAATACCTTTTTGTGATAGTGCAAGATATTGCCAGTCAGTATCAGTCCAATTATTTACACTATCAAGATATATTACAGTATCTCCCTTTTTAAGCGGTCGAACCAATTTAGCTACAGGTAAATCACCATGTTCTAAGTTTTCTGGCATTATTCCGTTTTTATCTATATCATAACAAGCATGACCGAAATATTGTTGTCCAACAGCGCTTTTAGATTTGACCCATGCTGATAATTGATAAGTTTTAGAACTATCTACTGGAATAAATTCATCGCTGAATATAGCACCTCTTTCTTCCGTGTAGAAGCTTGCGCCACCAACTTTAACATCATCTTTCCTGGCGGTAAACCCGCTAAAGTTAGTATTATCTCCCATTAAACCTGCGCCATTTGTTACTAAATTCTCTCCTCTTGATTGAACATATAACTTTAGTTTATCAAGTTCATCCTGACTAGATTTAGCCATTGTTGAAGTTTTCACTCCATCAATCGCCCAATAACCATCAGATGTAATCGTTACAACGCTACCAGATTTTCCATCAACACCTTTAATGTCAACGCCTTTAGTCCAGTTAGAACTGCCAGCGTTACGGAAGTAGAGCGTTGTCCCTACTAGGTATGTGAGCTTAGTCGTCCCTGATGGCAGCTCTGCTGCTGTAGCAACTACGCCGTCAATCTGTAAGCCGTCACCTTTTAAACCTTGGATACCTTGTGGACCTTGTGCTCCTGTGTCACCTTTAACCCCCTGTATACCCTGAGGGCCTTGAGGACCAGTCAAACCTGTGTCACCTTTGTCTCCCTTGTCACCTTTTGGACCTTGTATCCCTTGAATACCCTGGTCTCCTTTTGGACCCTGTAATCCCTGGTCACCTTTATCACCTTTATCACCCTTAGGACCTTTTAAAGCAAGCAACTGTTCAGATGTAAAGTCTGCATAAGTAAAGGCCTTACCAGTTGCACCAGTAAGACCTGTATCTCCTTTATCACCCTTTGGACCTTGAGGACCCATAGGACCGACAGGACCCTGAGGACCTTCTTTTAAGTTGGCTAGTTTTGTGTTAGTTGCACTTAATTCTTGATTCATTGCATATGTCTGATCATACAACTCTTTATAGTTGTCATTGTGGTTCTGCTTATTTGTAACATCAAGCATATTACCTATTTCTTTTCTTGGCATTTAATTTACACCCCCGTCATTGTTCCAGGTACGTATCCTAAATCGATACCACCTTCATTTAATGTAATTCTTGAATATGTCACTATATTGTTGCTCACAGATGCGTTCATAGCATTTAAAATACTTGAAGCAGGAGGGTCCCAAGTACCACCGTTAGACTGGCCGTATTTACCAAATGAATTTGTCTTGAATGTAAACGACTGCCTACTTCCTTTTGCACTATTATTCAGTACTCCAACACCCCAGGCGTGCGTGTGAAGACCGGCACTACTATCTGTCCATGTAATATCATATGATAATGTATAAGTAGTGTAAGGTTTTAAGTTAGTGAACTCATAGAAACGCATTGCGCCTGCAGGACCGTCCACAATAACACTATCTCCACTTGTACGAACATCAACTTCTTGCGTATTATTTCCGACTACATTAAATATCTCAGTAATTTGTTTGTTACCAGTACTATTTAAAGTTGAAGAGAAATCTTTATTCGATGACCTCCACAAGTTTGTACTTGTTTGTTGTGGAGCAACCGCTGTTATGAATAATGAGGGAGAAAGTCTCTCTTGAGTATTCGGGTCGCAAATAAAAAATTCCATCTTATACCCATTTGTCAGATTAGAACTTGTAAGTGCCCAAGTATCACTGGCAATTGTGTACATTTTACTGAAACTTTTCACTGTTGAACCAGGAGGATATTCTTCCCATAGTATTCCTTTATCCATTGCTTGACCTAAATTTCCGACAATAAATTGTTCAGTTGTTTTTCCATCTGATTGTAATTTAACTGTACTCGGGCCAGTAGGAGCACTATATGGATAACCCCTCACCGTTGTGACTGTTGCAGATGACTTATTACCTGCTCTGTCCGTTGAGGTCACACTTACTGTCTGTCCAGTGGTTAAACTTACACTTGTAGGTACTTGTACACCAAATGTTCCATTAATAGCAACAATACCTGTCGATACTTGGCCGCCAGGGAAAGTTACAGTGATTGTAGCACCTTCTTCTGATGTACCTTTAATCTCTTTAGCACCAACACTTACAGTTTCCACAGATGGTGCAGACGGTGGAGTTATATCATAAGTATCGACAGGTGTACTAATAACTGTTGATGATGATCGTTGTAAATCAGTTCCGCCATAATAATACTTAAAATCAAAACTTATAGTAAACGATGTTACACCTTCAAGACGCATTGTATTCATACCTTTGAATATAATCGGATAGTAAGTGTTTGTCGCACTTAATATATTGATTCCGTTCAATAATACGTATGGTCCATCTAAAGTTATTATATCTCCTGAATACATATACTTATTGATTTCAAGATAGTTACCTGTTTCATCATACAATTTGAGATTATAAGTGCTCTGACCAAGTACTATTTTTATCTTTCGATACATACGCCAGTCATCAATTAACATATCTCCAGCATTATAAACTTTAAATGGCGAAGTGGTATGTGTATAATCCCATGTAGCTCTTGCGCTGTCTTCTCTTAGTAACCCCATACCTTGAGACCATTTACCATTATCGATAATCCCCTCAGTATCAATATCTTTTGTCGAATAAATCGATTCTGCGTATGGCAAACCGGCAGTAACAAAAGTTATTGTTCCGCTTCCAGTCATCGCGACTTTTTCAAGCGTCGATGATCCATCACGCAATACAAGATATTGTTTACCTGTAGCATATTCAGATTGTGGTAATACTAACTCTCCTGTAAATTCACCAGGCTTTTCAAATTGCACTTCAACATGTCTTGCTCTTTTTTCACGAATATAAAAAGGCTCAGTCGATGAGACTAAGCCAATGAGTTTATCTCTCAGAAGTGGGAAATCTAGTTCATAATCAAGATTATATTCAACATCAACATCAATCTGAGTAACTGTATGAGTACTACCCTGATGAAATCTTCCGTTTAAACCTTCAATATCTTCAAAGAGATTATTTTGTTCGGGTGTGCTTATTTTTATATCATTGATGATAAATCCCTCATGTTCGAGGGATAATTTCGTCTTACCATCTCTGCTGACAATTTCTAAACCGTGCATTCCATCACCTCTCTATCCTACATAACTTAAAGCAGCATCTGCGCCTTTAACTTGATCTATAGCATGTGTTAATCCCACTAAATCATGTTCAGATCTAACTACAATCGTTATGTTTTGTTTAGGAATCTCTACACCATTTTCAATATTAGCATCAAGTGACTGAGCTACTGTACGTTTCATATCACCCATACCACCATTTAAATCAAATGGTGCTAGTGCAATATCAGGTTTAACATTACGTTCAATTGCATCAGATAACTTAGCAGATGCGTTAGCCACAACAGATTTCGCAGCTATCAATCCATTGACTAAACCGCTTCCGACATATGCCATGAGATTCATCATAACTCGTGAAGGACTGCGGATTTTTAGTCGTTTCTTGATAGTAGCTGAAATAGTATTGGCCAGTTTTTCAGCAATCGATTTGAGAGCTTTATCTTGTGCCTGTAAACCTTTAACTACACCTTTTGCTGCATCAACACCAGCCTTATAGAAGTGGTCAGCGTTACTCGTTGCCATGTTGGCCGATGCTTTATTAATCTGTGACTGCAAACTATTGACTTGTTTAATTGCTTGTTGGCCACCAGCGAACAACCCTTTAGCAATTACAGAACCTTGCTCAATGCCCGCATCAAGTATCTCCTGTAAAGTTGTCTTATTAAGACCTCGCTTTTTAAGTGAGCCAATCAATGCCTGATATTTCTTAATCTCTGCAAGTCGTTTAGTCATCATTTTGACCATACCTTGAGAAGTGCGTCTTCCGGTATTTGTTATTGAAGCATATCCACGCAGATCATCACGTATCATATTTCTAAAATCAGTACGTTTATCAATTGCTGCTTGAAGCTTATCTTTTGCTTTATCTAATTTTGCTGCAATCTGCTCGCGCTTTTTAGCTAATCGAGCCATATAAATCAACATTGGCCTGATTTCATACTTCAAGTCACGATTTACTTTACGGACTTTATACATTTTCTTAGCTTGCTTTGTCATCTGTGCAAATTGTGCTTTTAGTTTAGCCAACTCATTAGACTTAGTAAGCTTACCTTTAACAGTCTTAACTTTGAATAATTCCTGTTGTGTTTTCTTAATCTTTTCCATCAAGGATTTACGCTTATCTGCTATTTCTTCGATTTTTTTAGTAGCCTCTTTCATATTGTTAATCATTAGACTATATACTGATGAAGCGCCGTCTTTAGCATCGCTATAGTTAGCAGTTTTCAATCTTGCTAAACCTTTTCTAACAGGTCTTAACATTCTATCAACTGCAGTCTGCACTTTAGGAATATCTTTTTCGATACCTAATGCGAAACCTTGCGTCATCCATTGACCGATTTGTTTCAATACTTTAGATGGAGAGCCAATTTTTAAGGCAGAACGTACAGCGTTTACTGCATTTTGTGCCATGCTACGTGCAGCATCTAAAGCAGCACCAGCCATCGACTGAATACCGTTGATGAATCCACGTACTAAGTCAGCACCTGCACTAACCATTTGACCGGCTGCACCACGTACAGCGCTTAGAATTCCACTGACCATTGAAGTGATTGCCGATAATGCTTGACTCGCACCACTACTAATTGCTGATACGAATGATGCCATACCACTTGTAATAGCTGAAACCATACTCGATACAAAACTAGATACAGCACTCATCATTGCGCTAAATCCTGAAGTCACTGCACTTACTGCACTACTGATACCACTTGAAATAGCTGATACAACAGCGCTAAAAGCACTAGATACTGTTGATACGATACTACTCATAATGCTTGATGCAACTGAAAGCATATTACTAAATCCACTACTTACAACAGAAACAACTGTAGATATAGCACTACTAATTGCTGAAGTTATCGCATTCCATGCGCTACTTACAGCACTACTAATCGAACTCATTATTGAAGATGCGATTGATAACATATTTGAGAATCCACTCGAGAAGAACGATACTGCTGTTGCTATTCCTGTGGATATTGCATTACCAACGTTCGCCATAGCTGTGCTAATCGAAGAAATTAACTGTGAACCGAACGCAACCACTTGCGCTATCACTAAAGTGAGTTGAGTGCCGATATAGCTTAATGCAGTACCTAAAGCGCTCATAATCACACTACCTAATGTCTGCATCACACCAACTAAAATCATTACACCATTTCTGAATGCTTCACATCTTGTCCATAGCAGATAGATTGCTGCGCCTACTGCTGCTGCTACTGCAATGAGTGCGCCTAAAGGTGTAAGTAGAAATCCTACTGCTGCGCCTACTGCTGTCATGATTGCTGACCAACCACCGAATATTCCTACAACAAACTGAACGGCAGTCCAAACTTTCGTTAGTACGCCTACAATTTGCGCTGCGATACCAATGAATGCAACTACTGCACCAATAACCATTGTAATGACTGGATGTACTTGCATCATGCTAGTTATCCATTGAGTAAATGAAGTAACCATTCCTAGTACTGCCGCACCAATCGGAGCCATAGCAGTACCGAAAGCAACTAATGCATTTACGATTGATCCAATCGCACTAATGACTACTGGTCCTTGTGTCTGAACGTAATCTATAAACTGTTTAAATCCATTAGTTTGTCCTACAGTTTCACTCCATGCACGGAATTTAGCAGTCATCTCAGCTAATGCCTGGAATATCGTTTGTGAGTTAGTACCGAATGCTTTGAATAAATTGAAGATACCCATAAATGTATCGCCAAAGATTTGTCCGATTACAGGTAAGTTAGTTTTCGTATATTCAATAAATGTCTTGATACCGTTTGATGTGCCTATTGAATTCGCCCACGCTTGAAACTGTGCAGACATATTAGCTAATCCCTGTGCCATCCAACTGAATAATGGTCCAAATTGTGTGAATATAGCCATCAATCCTGCACCAAATTGACCTGCTGCATTCATTACGTTAGTGAATGCACTCACACCAATTGTATTAAACATGGCAAAGAAATTATTCGCTATACTTGAGTTTTTAAAGAAGTCTAACATTTTCGTGCTTAATGTACTCATTGAGTTAGCTACCCCTGTGATAAACGGTGTAAGACCACTTAGAGCAGTTTTAGCAATATTGATACCATTTGTCATAGTAGTAAAAATTGCTCCTGAATTAGTTTGTACTAGGCTTTGCCATTGCGTTTGTAATGAAGCTAATGCTGTCTGAAATGCTCTAGTCTGTGCAGTTGCTTGTATCGTTCCATCTTGCAACATCTTATAAGCACTCATTGCCATTGCTCCAAATACCATGACACCTGTTCCAGCAATAGCAATTGCACCTGCTAAGCCAATAACTCCGCCACCAACTACAGCTATCGCATTTCCAAGAGCCATAATGGCCGGAACAATTGATGCGATAATAGGAATAGCTGCAGGAGCCAATGCTAGCAAGGCCGCTCTCAATGTTCCCATTTCCTTAATGGCATTTTGAGCATCAACAGCGATTTTAATCGCCTTTGATTTTATGGACATGATTGTAAGTTCTCTTTTTATCGAATTAATATCTGCTTTGGCTTTAGCAACATCAGTATCTACGTTCACATCAATAGATTTACCATCTAGACTTCTAATCGATGCTTCAATACTCGCTAATTCTATTCTTGCCTTACCTAAGTCAAAATCCATTTTAGATTTAATTGTATTAGGAATTGAACGCATTTCTGACTTCATACGTTCAAGTTGAGCTGTTGCAGCTGCAATATCTGCTTCTATATCAATAGTGATTTCATTAGGCAGTCTTTGTGCTTCTGCAGTAACTTTACGTACACTTGCCATGAAGTCATTCACTCTTGCACGAATATCAGCTATAAAACTAGCATGTTCATTCAACCGTAAAACCTCCTTTTGCTAAATTTTTTGCCCACTCAGATAACTGCATACGCTGAACTTTTTTGATATGTTCCTGTTCAGCTTTGCGCTTAGCAAGTTGTTCTTCAGTGAGGTCAATCTTAATACGCTGTTCTTTAATATCACGAAGTACTCTGTTCAGTGACTTACCATTATTAGCCATAGCAAACATGATTGCAGAGTTCGCACTTTCTTCTCTGTTATCTAAGAATCTGTGGTTATAACCCTTCATCATGTTGTGCCATTGCCGTGGTGTAAGACTGTAGAGTTCATTCATATTCGTGATATTAAAAAACTGGACAGCCTGTGATTCTAGACTGTCGTAGTTGACGTATTTGCTACGTGGTTTCGCATTTCTTTCATCATTGACATGTGACCCACTAGCTCTTCGCGTTTCTTCTCGTCTTTTTCGTTCTTCACTGCTAACGACATCATGAAGTCTTGATTCTCCATCTTGTCCTTGTAAAAACCCTCAGTAAACACTGATAAAGCACCAGCGAACAATGGCTTCGTTCCTTTTTCATCAGCGATACGTTGAATTTCCACAATGATTTCATCTTCAGATATTTGTAAACCAGGATGATTTGCTGCAGCACATAACCAGAATTTGATTAAACCTAAGTCGTTGTATGCAGTTAAATCAGAATAAACATTTGTAACACCATCAACATCGTTACCATTTTTATCTTTAGTGCTGAACAACTCATCTGCTTTACGTGTGAAGAAGAACGAACCTTTACCAACGATTCGTTTACCAGGATTCACAACGATGATTTCTTTTTCACCAGTTTCTTGATTTACTTTCTCTTCAGTTACTTTACCGATTACTAATTCAGTGATTTTTGACATTTTAAATTCCTCATTTCATATATTTTTTATTTGGCCAAATAAAAAAAGGCGGAATTACTCCGCCTCTTTAACTTTAATTACTGGACGTCCAATTTCATGATCCGAACTCATCAGATATTTAATACGTTCAGCCGAAACCTTAACATTTTTATGATAAGGATAAGGGTCATTAACGTTATAAACTCTTTTGTGTTCTGAGTCTGTCCAGGACTCAATTGCAACGTATTCCTCTTGATTTGTAGCCATCTATACCACTCCTTAAATAGTTGGAGGTTGAGCAAGAACTTCTTCAAGAGTTCCTGTACGCTCACCTGGTTTTTCGAATTTAACTTCGATTGCACTAGATGGATTTAAGATACTTTCAGGTAATTTAGGGAATGGGCCTTCAGCAGTGTTGAATTTAACTTTCAACGTAACTTCACGTGTACCTTCCTCATCATCCCAAGAACGAGAGTGCTCTTCCACAACACTGTAACCGAATGTAGAGTTGTGGTTCTGACCATCAGCCATCAACGCTTTCTCAACAATCCAGAAACGTAATTGCTCTTTCTTCTTAATTGCATCCTGGAATGCTTTCTGACCTTTATCTGAAGTAATATCGTTCATTGTGAACGTTACTTCTTCTTCGGTTACGCCATATCCATGGTCTTTAAGTCCTGAACGTACGTTCTCACGTACTTCATTCGAAATCTTGTGTTCACCTTCTGTAAAATCACCAACTGCCCATGCTTCAGACTCTAAGGGTGCTGAAGCCGGCAATACCATTACTACTAAATCATTAGCATTCATCTATTTATTCCTCCCTATATTTCACTTTATTTTTTATGATGTACTGCATCTGCAATACACCATGTTTTGTGTATTGATCAATATCATCAAAGACAATCGGTGATTTGAACACACGACTGTCAATAATAATAAAACCTTCTAATTCAAACTTTTCATCCAACAAAAAAGACAAACGATTTAATATCTCGTTTGCCTCATACTTGCTATTAGATTGACTGTAGCAGTGCAGTGTAATGACCTGTATTTCTTGCCAGTAGGTACTGCCTACTTTGTTTGTAACTGCATTTTCACCTAGGACAACATAAGGAAATGTTGCCTCTTTAACTACACTTTGATGGATAGAAACATTCTTATCTTTAAGCCATAAGTCATTCTTCATCACATCGAAAAGTGCTTCATTCAATTCATTTATTGTACTTATTCCTTTCATATATGTCCTCCTAACTGAAATAGTTTTTAAAGTAAGCTTTACCTGCAAGTAAAGCAGGTGTCCAGAAAGGTTGTGGACGCATACCATACGTAGTGTGCCATTGACCGTCAGCATCCTTATATGACCATGGGATTGATTTAGCACTGCTACCTTTCGTGGCGTACACACCAGTCCCATATTCGAGATACACAAGGTAATTAGCACTCGCATGAACCTGTGCTTCAAGACCACCGAAAGTTGCACCGATACTACTTCTAGCAAATCCAGTGTCCACAGCTATATTGCTCTTTGCTGTTGACTGAATGACAAGTGCAGTTTCAGTAACACCTCTTTCAGCATCTTCAACCACTCTATCTGCCCATGCTTCTAATTTTGATACAAGACCATCATCTCCATATTTAATGTGCGCCATGTTCTAATCTCCTTAATAGAAGTCGATTAATCTCGTGCTGGCCGCCCTGGTCTTGCAGATCACTCACTGCTTCATATACTTGACCTTCATACCTGAAACAATTCAACCTGTTCACTTTATACCTGTATGGCAGATACATTGATAAATCAAGCGTCACTTCCATCTGATGAAACCTCAGTATTTCAGAAGAAGAAGGTGTATCCATGAATACTTTCAATCTGTCGATTGGCGTCCATTCATAGACATCACCATTCTTATAATCTGAACTTACTAATTTACGTTCTAATACTTCTACTGTATGCGGGAACTCATCAGTATAGTTACTAGCGTAAAGGTTTGTATACATGGAACTTAGCCCTTCTGTATCTTGCTAAAGGAGTAGTAATATAATCAGGTAAACCATCACGATATGTGTAAGAAGCACTTCCCAGTGACCTCGCTTTGAGGTTTGCTTTCACTTCAGGTCTATTACGATATTCAAGCACATCTGCTACATACTGTTTGATTGCATACGGATATACGACTACATCATCCACAAGAAACTTGTTATTGGTATAGTCGTGGACATCTTCGAGTATGCCATCTACCTGCATAATAAAAAGTGCTTCATCTTCAGTATTAATAGTAATACCATTGCCTTTCAGAAGCAATTTAACATCTTCATAAATTGTCATAGGAGATTATTCCTCCTCTTTTACCTCAACTTTTTTAGTTGAACGTCTTGTCTTCACTTCTTCATAACCATTGTATGAATAGAAAGCATTGAACGCTTTACGCGTCACTTCTAATTCATGATCACCATTCTTAATTTTAATCATGTCACTTGGTTTCATTTAACCACTCCTAAACTGTTGTTTTTGGTTTTAACGATGCAAATGCTTCTGGTTTAACGTTCATGTATGCAATGTGCATTGTTGCACGGATTGCGAACATATCACGTTCCCATAACGATAACGCTTGGCCAGTTGCATCTGATGCATCAATAGTTGTTAATGTTGCATCTTCAGAGATTGAGAACTCAATACCTTGTAAAATACCGTAGCGAGCATAATCCCAATCACCCATTAATGCTAATGATTTAGTTTTGTCGAATACTTCACCAGTTGTATATGACAATGGTAAGCCCATGATTTGGTTTCCGTTAGCATCGAATAATGGCTGTTTATTACCATCTAAGGCATTACGCATTTTTCCACGGAATGATTTAGTAGTTAAGATTCCATTTGGATCTAACTCTTCATCTTCGATTGTACCCATCATTGCTGATAAGTCTACGTATAAATCGTTTGTATCAGTAATTACGTTACCTGCTTCTTCTGCTCCTGCAACGATTGCTTTACCTGAAGATAACGCAGCGAATGGAGAGTTTGTTCCAAATAACGCAGCTTGGTCAAATGCTTTGTAGAAAGCTTCTTGAATTAATGGACGCGCTTGGTTAAAGAAGTCTTTAACAGTCCAGCGATAGAATTCTTTAGAGAAAGGAATGATAACCCCTAACTTCTTAGCTTCCATTTCTGCTACTTTCCATTCAGGCTTATCAGTGCGGATACGTTCAGTTTCAGATACCCAGTAAGCGCCTACACCTTTAGCTAAGTAAGAGAAAGTTTTCTTTGGTGCTGACATAGGTTCGTTTTTAGCTAACTGCATTACTGCTGAGTTATTAATAACATCTTTTAAAATTAATGTTCCTTGTTCTTGTGGGATAACACCGTTCTTTACGTCTGATAATAAAACGTGATCAGGTGTATAAGTTGGTACTGGCATTTAGATTCCTTCTTTCATTTTAGATTTTATTTGTTTCTTAAGTTTGCTGCAGCTGCAATTTCTTCGATTGACTCAGTGACAATTGGATTTTTAGTGATTTCTGCAGTGCTGATGTCTCGTCCATTTTCTTTGAACTTAGCATCCACACTAGATTTGATGTGACCATCGAAGGTCTCTTTCAAACCTTGTAACAATTCATCAGTCTGTGCTTCGTCGTCACCCAGGAAGTGGTCGATTAAATTAGTTGGCAAGTTTAATTCCTGTGCCTTACCTAACGCGTGATTACGTAATCTTTCTCGCTTAGCTTCTGCATCACGTTTCTCTAACTCTTTCTCAAGTGCTGAAATACGTTTCTGCTCTTCTGTTTGTTCCGGATTACGTTTGGCCACTTCGTCTTCAATCAACTTTTCAAGATTGTTCTCTTTCCAAGTGTTAAGCGACTTGTTGTGATAACGGTCAAGTTCAGGCTGAATGAATCGTTTACCTTCGTCTGTATCTAAAAAGCCTTTTACGTCCTCAACTGAGACCGTCTTAAGTCCTTGTAGATAAGACTTAACTTCTTCTGATTCTTTGTTCTCTTCTAAAAACTTTTTAACTTCTTCTAAAGTCATATTGACCTCTCCTTTTGCAACCATCATGTTCCGAAGACCATCATGTTTGCGTGTTATTTGCGCAAATAAACGCATAATAAAAAGACCTTTTAACGTCATGTCCAGGACGAGATGGAATGCCACCATCATGAGATATTTATGATCACCTCCTAAATTTCTTTGCCATCTATAATATTTTGTTTTCTATCGAAAATGCCATTATCTGAAATAACATATGAAACTTTCTCTTGTACTTTTTCAATAGCTTTAGCCAACTTATCACAACAATAATTTTCTTCTGTCATTTCAAGCAACAAATCATGTTTTGTTGCCTCCATTAAACCGATTGCCTCTATATGAGTCATATCGCTACATGAATGAGTAATTTCACCATTATCATATTCCACAACAATAATAATTTTCTTTACATCTTTAATATTTTCTTTTGCATCTTTTAAAATCTTTTTAGGTGTGTATTTCATAAATTCCTCCTTAAAAATGAGCACAAAAATAACCACCCTCATTGTTATGTGAGTAGTGGTTAAATAGCCTTAATTGATTTTATTTCATTTTCAAAAATAATGTATGGAGTATCATTTGTGTCATCTAATTTTGTATAATCAATTGAATCGACACCCTCATCATTAGCAGTATCATCTTCATAAGCATTTACAAAAGCTCTGATAGTATCATTATCTGTAGTAATAATCTCTACTTTCTTATCAACATATTCCCATAATCTCATTTTTTTCTCTCCTTTCTAACATACGGAACTAAATGAGTTCCTGTTTTAGAGAAATGTATTTTAGCTAATGATGTTTTTATTACTTTATCATCTTGAATTACAGCGCCAATCTCTTTATTGAAATCAATATATGCTTTTTTAGACCAATCACCATTATTTTTTGTTAAATAAATCATATTATCTTTATTTTGTTCATACAATCTATTCAACTCTTCGAATGGAACATCAAAGTAACTTGGAATAGGTTTATCTTTAGCAATATTTTTTGTTTTATAATCTTCATAGAGAGTGTGGCCAAGCGTATGTCTGTTCTGTTTTTCAGGATTGATGTTTAATGTAATTGTACCATTTTCAAGCATTTCATTCATTTGTTTTCTTGCATTTTCTTGTTCTTCTTTTTTCTTTTCTTCTTCAATTTCCTGCATTTCTTTTTCTAACTTTTCTCTCCACACTGGATAAGATACATTTTTAACTGTAGTACTTCTTCCATTAGCATCAATCGCACGTCTTGTCGCAGGTAATTCACCGTTCACAGTATAGAGTACGACACATCTACAATTAATGTTTTCTCCAGCTGAACCAAGGCCAACAAATCCTTTTGGATGCATACCTTTACAACCGTTGATTTCGAATGGCTCATCAATATCTTTCATCTGATGATCTAATACTTGATGAGATGGACGCGTTCTCAAATCAAGTGTAGCTTCCCATATCTTATGCATACGAGCACCATATTTCTTGGCCACTTGTGCAGAATCAAATGCTGCTTGTTCCATAGCACGTCCACCTTCTGTTCTGGCCACACGTTTAGATTGCTTTACTGTCGTGCCAAGTGAATTTCTTAATCGCTTTGCAATCTTCTTAAAGCCTTCACCGTTAAGTACACCTAATGTGATGTCAGCTCTAATTCGTTTTAATGCACGTTTGCGTTCTTTCTTCAGCGACTCATCAAGCTTAATGAATTTTATTGGCTGATCTAACATTTTGCGTACAAGTTTCATGTCCGGAATAGCTGTTAAAAACCTGTCCTTTGTCGCTTGCTCAAATAAGTAAGTGTGCTTCAAGAATGTATCAAGATAAGTCTTTTCTTTAAGATTATTGATGTTCTCAGCAATCTTCTTGTGGTCACCCTCAAGATCTTTTTCGATACGCTTTAACTCACTATCTAGACGTCTGAACTTATTGATTTCAGTCCATCCGATGTGCGGGTCTTTACCTTCAATCTTCATTAGTAGCTTTTTAATCTGATTGAGTATTTCTTTCAGACGTTCTGCAAATACTTTGTCGATTTCTTTGTAGGACTTCTTGATTAACTTCTCAATCTCTTCCCTAATCTGTTTCTGGTCCATCATCAGCACCTACTTCTTCTTGCTGCATCTGACTCACTTCCCATTCGGGATCATCAATCAATGCTGACTGCGAGAATCTCGTTTTATCTGATACTTGACCATTCAACGTTGCAAGTATCTGTGCTTCTTCTAACTTATTAATCGGCATGTTTCTAGCAAAAGTGAAGTAGATATTCAGATATGTGTCTTTATCCACACTCATCTTCTTACTCATTGCTGATAATATGACTTTAAACTGATAACGTAGCATTGAACTCATCTTACGTTCGAAGGTCTTACATTTGTTTTCAAGATACATTAACTTCAATTCCATACCTATTACAGGAACATTACCACTGAACTCCTCGCTATTGAAGTTAACAGAACTCGCAAAACGCATGATATTTTTTTCGAGTCGAGTAAGCATGTCTTCAATCATCTGATTGTTTACATCTTTCGTTAAGTATTTAACGTCCATTTTCTCATCAAACAATTCAAATACACCGCTCTTTTGCGTGTTCTGAATATCTTCTTCATCCAGACCCATTCCTCTGAGTACAAGGTAAGCAAGTCGCGTCTGTGATATTTCAGATGATGCATCAGATATTGTAACGTTGTATGCATCAATCAATGATTGTACACGTTCAGCATCACCTAATAGCTCTTCGTTATTAGCAGCACCGAAGAGTGGATTATATTCAAACATATGATCATGCTCACTGACTAACTGCATATTGTCAGTAGTATCACCGCGGAACACGTAAAACTTTTTGTTATCATAAAATTCAGCATGGATAAACTGTTGCTGTTTATCTCCTGTCTCTTCAATGAAGTAATACAAAGAGTACTTAGGTTCATTTATTTCATCGCCCAGGAAGACGACATTGAACGGGTTTAAATTCTTGATACGAATATCACCCTCAACATCAATGTACGCTACACGCGCAGAATAACCGCAAATAGCAGCCATCTTACCGAACTCTGAATCCAAGTCATCAGTATTGTTTCTCAAAGTAAAGTTCGTTAACCAGTCTGACAATGACTGATTATTCTTTTGCGTCTCATCTAATGAATAGGTGATTGGCACACCGTGCATATAACCAACTCGTGTATCCACAATCTCACTATCAAATGAATTGTTCAGTTTGTTGTTGATTGTATTATCAAGCTTACGAACATTACCGCCTGTCTCAAAATCTTCTTTCAATGCAGTGAGGTTACGCCTAAAGATTGGAACGACATCCTGGTCTGCTTTATATCTTCCATAAGACTCAAACATACGATTACGATCATCAGTGTGCATATCGATAAGCTGACCTACAACCTTGCCTGTAATACCTGTTTTATCGATTGATTCAATAACTTTTCTCATTGTCTACCTCCTTTTAGCTTTCTCTTTTTTTCTTACTCTTTCAACGCTATACCTTAATGCATCTAGATAATGGTTATAGTCATCTATCGGCTTATTAATCGCTTCACCATGTTTGTCTGTTGCCCACACATAGTTACTCAATTCATTTATTGCATTAGTGCATTTTGGATGTACAAATATCGTGTACTGCTGTAAATACTGAATACCGTGTTTGATACTATCTGGTCCTTTATCAGCTTTAACGACTTTCTTTATGCCGTATCTTCTTAAATCTGCAATTGATTTAGGCTCAGCTGAATCAGCAATGATAAATTCTTTAGCGTATCCTTTTTCGGTAATACGACTTGCTATTTCATCGTTGAGCAGGGCTTTTTCATAGATTTCATCAAAGATATAGAGTTCCCTGTTCGTCGTATCAATGAGTGCGCATGACAATGCTGTAGGGTCGTTTGTGTATCCGAAATCAAGTCCAAAGATTGATTCAAC